CCCCCGAGGCGGTGGCTGCCGAGCAGGGGCGGGTCGACGCACTAGCGGGCCTGTTCGCGGGCTTCGTAGCGACCTCCCGCGGCAAGGACGCCGCCCAGATCCTGGCCCATGAGGGCAACTACTACCTCGGCGCCGCCGGGGTCACTGAAGGCTTCGCCGACGGGCTCATGCCGTACGGCGACTTCCTCGCAATGGTCGAGGAGAAGGGCAAGAAAAAGCGCATGAAATCCATGATGGGTGCCCTCGGTCTCTCCCCTGACGCGAGCGAAGACGCAGGCCGGGCGGCGGTCGAGACGATGAGGACCAAGACCGAGGCCGCAGAGCAGCGGGCGGCAGCCGCCGAGGCTCGCGCCGTCAAGGCCGAGGCCGACGTTGCAACCGCCGTCGATCGATGCGCGGCCGTGATCTGCGACGCCGCCCTGCGGGATCGGAAGATCACCGCTGCCGAGGTGCCCGAGCTCAAGGCGGCGATCGGCGAAAATCGGCACGGCGCCCTCGCGGGCCTGGAGCGCCTCGACAAGAGCCTCGCGGCCAGGTCGCCAAGCGCGGTCCCGTCGCCCCTGAAGGAGCCCGCCAAGACGCCGCAGCGCGAGGGGACCGAGGACCAGACCACCGGCAAGACGCCGGGGGAGCTCGCCGCCACCTACAAGGCGATGAGCCATATGCAGCGGGCGGAGCTCGGGCGGACGGACCCGGCGGCGTTCGAGCGCATGCGCACCGCCTTCAAAAACAGCGACGGCCAGCGGGCAAACTGAACGCGCCCGCGGGCGCAGGAGCTGACGAATCATGGCAGGCACAGGCGTTACCACCAAGGACGACCTCTTTATCCCGGAGGTCCTTGCCGATGCGGTAGGGGCCGAGTTCGCCGGGATGACCGCCCTTTACGACACCGGCGCGGCAATCGTGAATTCCACGATGCCCTATGGCCGCAACAACCTGGGGGAGGAGATCAAGATCCCCTACTTCGAACTCATCGGTGAGCTTGAGGACTTGAACACGGACGGCGCCGAGCTCTCACCCGCGAAGCTGACCAGCACCAACGAGCTCGCAACGGTCCTGCACTCCGGCAAAGGTGTGGAGTTCACGCTGTGGGCGCAGCTCAACCCCACAGACCCTTACGGTGAGGGCGCGCGGCAGGTTCGCATGGCGACCACTCGTCGGGCCGACAAGGCGCTGATCGACGCAGCCAGCAACACGACGGGCATGGCTGACTACACCGTCGACGTCTTCAACGCGACGACCCCCAACAAGCTCGACTATGACGACATAGTGATCGCCATGGGCAAGCTCGGCGACGAGGGCTTCGGCGAGCGCCCCGCGGCGCTGGTGGTCCACTCCAAGGTCTTCGGGGACATGCGCCTCGACAAGGACGCGGATGGCAAGCCCAAGCTGGTGACGACGCCCGCGGGCAGGGGGCTACCGGTCGTCGACACCCTCGGGATCCCCATCATCGTGTCTGACAAGATGCCCGTGACTAAGGTTGGTGGCGTCAACAAGTACCTGTCGCTCCTGGTCTGGCCGGGCGCCCTGGTCTTCTGGATCAACGGCACGCCGCTCATCCTGGAGGAAAGCAACGCCCGCAAGCCGTCAGATGGCATGTACCTCCACATCTGGCACGCGACCCACCGGTACAAGCACCGCCGCGGCGGCACCAAGCCCGGCGTGGTCCACCTCTTCACCAACTGACCTCTGCGACACGAGAAAGAACCGACATGGCAACCACCATCCAGAAGCTGCTCGAGGCGACCGAGGTCAACGAGCACACCTCCGAGGCGCAGCGCGCGGACCCGATCACGCTTGCCGACGAGACGGCGCTCGCCGTCACCACCACCGGCTCGTGGGTCGACGTCGGCGAGGGGCGCAACCTCGCGCTCGCCCTCACCATCTCCGCGGTGACGGGGACCAGCCCCACCTTCAACGTCACGCTTGAGACGTCGAGCGACAAGGGCGTCACCGACACGCCGCGCGCGCTCAATAGCCTGGCCACCGCTGGAGCCTTCGCGCAGCAGATCGCGGCCGGGACCGTCCGCAAGTGCTTCGGGCCCACCGATCGGTATGTACGGTGCGTGATCACCCTGGGCGGCGGCACCCCGGTCGGCACGATCAAGGTCTCCGGCAAGGTCAACTGAGGGGCTGCGCGTGGGCTACTCGTTGCCGCTTGACCCGATCGCGGGCGCCGTACTCACGGCGAGCGGCAGCGGTACGCCTTCGTACGGCGCTGGTCTCCTCATCGGCGGGAACCGCAACATCACCCTTGAGCTCGACGTCCGCGAGGTGATCACTCCGGGGGCCCTCGACGTGACCGTAGAGACGGCCCCAAGCGCAGGGGTGGCGCGCTGGAGGCGAGCGGGCGTGTTCCCGCAGGTCTCCGCGGCGGGCGTGAGCACCGTCTCGCTCACCGGCACCGATTCATGGGTGCGGGTCACGTGGAACGCCTCCAACGGCGGTGAGTTCGCCGCGGCGGTGCGCGCCTTCGCCCAGTTTGTGGTGCGGCCGTCCGGGACCGTCACGACCTCGGGCGCCTCACTCCCCGTCCCGCTCGGGCAATACCGCGCGCTGCGGCTGGCGCTGGAGGTGACGGCGGGAACCGGGGCCCTGGACGTGACCGTCGAGACCGCCGAGACGCTTGCGGCGCCAGTCTGGTCCGCCGTGGGCTCCTTCGAGCCGATCACCGGCCCCGGGGAGAAGCTCCGCACCGTGGGCGACCTGGGCCGCTACGTGCGGCTGTCCTGGACCCTTGCGGGCGGGCCCATGACCTTCAGCGTCGCCGGGACGGCCCACCTGGTCTACGCCAACCCTGCGGACCGCACCCGGTTCGGCGTGCGCGGCGCCGCCATGCCGAACACCTCGGACCCCGAGCAGACGCTGGACGCGCTCATCCTCACAGCCCCCACGCTCGACATGTACCTCCAGCGCTGGCAGCACCCGCTCAGGCAGTGGGACGACGCGCTCCGAGAAGCCCACGTCGTGCTGACCGACATGGAGCTGCTGCGATCGCGTGGGGCCGAGCCCGGAGAGCCTGGCTCGACGCTGTACATCGACCGCTATCGCGAATGGGTCGGCGAACCGCCTGGGCGCCTCGGCAAGCTCGACCTGATCGCCAAGGGGAGCCTAACGCCTCACCTCGTCGACTCGTCGGAACCAGACGTCGCGACCGGGAAGGTGGCCCGCTCCGTCACGGCCAGCCGTCCATCGAGGGGCTGGGAGGAGTCCCCTTACGGCCCCTACTATTTCGACGCTCGGCGGGGGTGGTGATGACGCCCCGTGGATACGACCAGACGGCGTGGGGCATCGAATGCCTCAAGCTCCACGAAAAGCTTCTTGGGCACTACCCATTGCTCAAGGTGGGCGTTGGCCCTGATGCGAAGAGCCTCT